TATCCACTAAGAATTAACTCTATAGTTAATCAACCTGGAACTGGTATCATGCTCTTTGGAGATAAGACTGGTTTAGGATTTGCATCTGCCTTTGATAGGATCAATGTTAGAAGACTATTCCTAACAATTGAGCAAGCATTGCAGAAAGCAGCAGAAGCACAACTCTTTGAACTTAATGATCAGGTAACAAGAGCAAACTTTGTGAATATTGTTGAACCATATCTAAGAGATGTGGAAGCAAAGAGAGGACTCTATGGGTTCCTAGTAATTTGCGATGAGACAAACAACACTCCTGATGTAATTGATAATAATGAATTTAGAGCAGACATCTTCTTGAAGCCTGCCAAGTCAATCAACTATGTTACTCTCACATTTGTTGCCACCAGAACTGGTGTTA